GCTAAATCACCATTATCAATGGAAGTTTTAACTGAATTAACTGCATCTATATTTACAGCAACAACTTTTACATTGTCATAAGCAGTATTAATATATTTATCTACTAAACCTGCTGGATTATTAATATCGTTTCCTATGGCCATCCGTTACTCCTAAAATTTTGGTTCAAGTTTTCATCAGTATTAATGAGACCAAGGTGACTAATTTGAGCTACCGCTTTATCATAAATTGTATTGAAGACATTCGCTTCAGAATTTTCAATAGCACCATTGGTACTACGAAATACAGTTTGAGCGACATAAGCAATAATAGCTTGAAGAAAATGATTTGGAAGTGGAACAGTAATTTCTTTAGGGTCAGTAATATCTAAAGATATTCTTGTCGGAGAAGCTCGATAAATAACTTCTATTTCTTGTCGGAGAAGCTCGATAAATAACTTCTATTGAATTACCTTCAATCGGGTAAGGTACTTGTACTACATTAGGTTCTGGAGTGTATAAAGAATTAATATCTTGTGGAGTATTTAAAGAAAGAGAAACACCTTCTTCATTTTTAACATCTGTTATTAAAATAATATTGTTAACAAAGTTATTTCCACCTAAATCATTAATATATTTATATGCTTGATTAGAAGCTACATTACTTAGTGCGTAATCATAATGTAATTGATATCTAGTAATATGTTCGTATAAATCAATAATTGCTCGGTCATATTTTAAGGGGAATAATGTATGTAGAGCTAGTGCTCCATTATTGATTAATGTAATTAATCTAGGATAACTATCAATATCAATAGTCCCTGAATTAGCTCCACCTAATTGAAGTTGGGAAAATTCCCCATAAGCTAATTGATCAAAAATTTCTGAAAGTAACATATAAAGTTGTCAGTCCAAATATAGGTGAATGTGTAGAGTATACACAGTATCAACGAAAAACCAATTAAACAATATATGAGCTTAAATCAGTACTTTCCTCTAAGGTTTCATCCTCCCAAATATCCATAGCAGTATCTTCTAATATTGGTGTTTCTTCACTGGGCCTCCAAGTTTGCAGACTTGCTAACATTGAAATAGTGTCAACAAAATCATCATGTTTGGATTTAAATCCCCCAGGGCTGGCCAAAGATAATTCAGTAGTAGCCTCAACAATTATAGGGTCTTCCCTCATTTCTTCCGGAAACCAGATTTTATGGGCTTTAAAAAGTGGCACTACCACATTGAAGCGTTGCATTTTATTGGTATTTGGACGAATACCTGGTTTACCTCCATTTGAATCAGAAGCTAATGAAAAATAAGTATTTTTTACCATTTGCTGATCTTGAATCCACTGAATAAACCCACCTTGTTGTCCAGATACCTCAATACCTACTTGCTCGGGCTTATATTTCTGAACCAGACGAAATAAATCTTTTATATTCTGATCCATTAGCTGACGCTTACATACTCCGTCGACCCAAAGCCAATCACCAGCATTATTGTAGGCCCAGACTGATATTACCGAGAAATCAGCACTGGTCTTCTCAGATGTAGCAAAATCAGTGGTGATATAGAAATTGAACCGCTCTTTATTGGCTAGAACATTGGCTCGCTTGTACCAAATGATATCTGAGTCCTGAATCAACCGGTCCTCATCTGACATGATGCGTAGCATCAATTCCTGATTGAAAGTGTCGACCTTACCAGCCAATACTGCCTTCTGGTATTTCTCTAAGACATAATCGTAGGTAAATCGGTCTTCCCAGGCCCCATTGAATTCCTCCCGGGTGCAAGGGAATGTCTCACAAACAGGGTAAACATTGACGTGCCAAGCACCAGACTCAACTGCTTTGTACAGTGGATCCCGTGAGTTAAAAGGAGTACCTGACCAAATTACCTTGGAATTAGTAGGATGAAGTGCATAGTCGACGGCCTTATAAACCGTATCTTCTATCGAAGCAATGACCGTAGTAGATCGAGCATCTTCATCGGAAACGAGATCGTCCAATAAAGCCAGGTTGGGACGCACACCCATTTCTTTCGTCCCACGAACACCAGTTTTCGCGCCATACCCCTTGACCACCAATACATTACCGTCGACATTTTGGAACTCCCATCTAACATCTGTGAATCGAGTAGAGGGAACATATTTCTGTAAGAAATCACTATTTTCCCACCGATATTCCAGGTTTTTTCTCATATTCTTAACACCATTTTCAATGGAGTCAGATACGTAAATCGCAAGGCTTACTTTACCAAAATCAGGAATCTTCCCATACACAGCTAAATATAAAAACAAGTACTCACCAAGTAACGTAGTCTTGGCTGATCCACGAAATAACATATTACAAATATTCTTACGCCGACCTCTTACCTGATCCAGCATTCGATAGTGGAGGACCGGCGTAAGATTTTCTTCACCTTGCTCCCCATTCACCAACTTAATAAAATTGATAAATTCAAGGGAAAAATCACTGGGAACATACTTATTATCTTCACCATAAACAATAGAGTTTAGATGTTGTTCCACTGAGAGTTTCTCGATCACCTCCTTTGGCTCTACCACTGAAATATTTTCCATATTAACCTACACCTTCTAATAGTAATTTAAATTTTAATGTTTTCACTAAATTTTTTAAATCACCTCTAGTTCTAGCCTGGGCAATCTGCTCTGCATAATCAGCTGTAGCAAATAACATATCAAATTGTTTTTCTGTTAAATCTTCAAAAATACCTGAAGGATAAGCAAATGTATCTTGAATAGCACTACTCATCAGGATTATGCTCAATCACTAATTTACTATGAGCCACTTCCTTTGCATTCATTGCACCAGCTTCTATCATTGCACGCTGCTGGGCAGCGAGCGCCAGCGTAGCTGCACGCAGTTCATCAATACTTTTATCATCTTTAATACCAATATCCAACTCTATTTTCTGAGTCTCTGGCATCTTAAGGTGAGTAAGTAAACTATTAGCTGCATCACTTTTAACTTTCTCACTATTAGCATTAACCATCAGATTAGCTTGTACATTAAGAGCTTTCTGATACAGGTCAGCATTCAATACATGAAAAGGAACAAGAGTTTGCTCCAATACTTTATTAACTAACTGGGTCTTATTATACCCAGCAACATATGCAGAAATAGTTTTATCATCAACACCCTTATTTACTAATCGTTGAAAACGAGCAGGAAATGTCTTGGTGTACGCTTCTACATTCGTTGATCCAAGTAATTTACAACTAACGTATTTAACAGCATTAATGTAATCACCAATCTTATATTTACCATCAGCCATAACACTCGTATAACTAAGTAAATTATCTCGGAAATTCTCTCGAAGCTGAGAGTCATTTAATAAGTCATTAATATCAGTAACCATTTGATCAGTTACTTTGGTTTTCACTTGCTTAGGTAAAACTCTCACAAACATCTCTGTTGTAAGTAATTCTTCTGGCTCAAGTGGTGGTGAATCTTTTTCTAAAAAAGCAGGAAGTCCACCATTATCAGCAGTAGCCCCAGCCATTACTAATTCATTTTCTAATTTACTCATTTTCTAAAGTTCCAGTACATACACTATCAAAACTGCTAACGCGAATATTTGCATATTTAGCAATATCAGTACTAATTTGGTGGTGGTACTCATCTTTATAAATTACCTCTTTAACTCCTACATTTGCCAGTGCTCCCATACACAAAGAACAAGGTTCAGTAGTCGTATACAAAGTACTATCCATGAGAGAAAGACCAACTCTTGCAGCATTAGCAATACCATTTGCCTCTGCATGTGCACAGCCACACATTTCCAGGCCCTGTCCTGAAGGGACACCCTGGATTTTTCTGATACATTCTTTAGGATGAGGATACCCGGCTGGGACCCCATTGAATCCAGTAGTCAAAACTCTTTTATCACGAACAAACACAGCTCCTACTTTACGACCTGCAGCACAAGTACTCATCTGTGCCACTGATATAGCCATCTCCATATAAAATCTATTCCAACTATTTCTCTCAAACATAATTTTAAGCCCTCTCAATAGCTCATTGAATTACCAAATCTCAGACATAGTTATAGCCCATAGTCTGCATATATGTCAAACCATTAATACCTACAAGCGAGAGGAGGTGCTCCCTGAGCACCGGACGAGCGGAGTATTAATCCAAGAATAACTACTAATAACCATTAATAACTACAAGCGTC